CTTTTTCAAAATGAGGGTGAGAAGATTAACGGAAAGGGAATACTTGGAGAAGAATTGGAAGAAAGTAAGGTTCATAAGAGAAACTAGTAGATGGTTTGAGTACAAAATCTTCAAACACACAGTATGGATTTACAAGGATGAAAGCAAGCCTCACTGCACTTGCGAGCACGGAAGCCTTTGGGGTGTTAATAAGCCAGCGGAGCTGTGCAAACACATAAAGCTGGTAAGACAAGCCGTGATAAAAAGGAGGGGTTGGAAATGGGATTGGTGGAAGAAGGAGAGCCAATAATATTTTATGACACGTATCTCGAATTATTTAGGGGAACGAGGATTGAGAAAGCCAGGAAGATTAACAGGCTTAAACTAATAGAGGAAATAAGTAGGTATGAGTGGAGGATTAAGCCTATACTGGGTTATAATGAGACCAGTTATAAAGTAGTTTGGGACCCTGTGAGGCAGAGATATTATTGTGATGGAAAGAATTGTGTGAGGAATAATCGTAAGGGTCAGGTTTGTGCTCATATAATAGCTGTTAATCTTTTTTTGAAGATAAGGAGGGATAAGAGAAAAAGATGTTGGTAATACGAGTATGGATTAGTCATAGGAAAATCTATGGAGAGTTAAGAGGTGATATTTATGAAGATGAGTGAGGGAGAAGGTATGAGAGAGCTTAAAATAGCAGAGAGGTGTTTAAAGGAAGCACTTAAAGAGAAAAACAAGGAGTGTGTTGATTCTTTAATGTTTCAGTTTTGTAAACAGATGGAGAGAGCTGTGAATAAGATGGCTGGGGAAGTAGAAGATAAAAGATTAAAAACAAAATTCAAAGGTTATGCTAATAATTTCGGTGCTTTCTCAAAAATATATAAGAAGCAAAAGAATGAGAAAGAAAAAAAGGATTTTATTCCTTTAATGGAAATAGATGGTCGGTTTATTAATAATATTGAAATAGACTTACTTAATAACAGGGTTTTTGGAGAGAAATTTGGGAGAGGAGATAATGAGCAAGTGTATATTAAATATGAGACTGCTAAGAAACTGATTTTAAAATATGTTAATAAATACAAATCGTTAATAAATACAAATCTGAAGGAGAAAATGATGAGTGAGAAGAGGGGGGTTTTCAAAGATTAAAATGAAAAGGAAAATGTTTTTGTGGGTTTTGTGTATTCTTTTTTGTTTTATATTATTTGTACTGGGTTTTTTCGTTGGAGAAAACCATGATGTTCAAGAAGATGTGGTTTTGAACATAAATAAGTGTTGTGTTGTTGGGAGTTACGGAGGAGATGTTTCTAATTATACTCAAATTGTTTGGGAGAACAAGAACGAAGGGGTTGGTTTTAAATGAGGTCTAAGAAGGCTAGTGAGAAGATTTATGCTTTGTTGGGGCAGTATAAGAAGCTAGGAGGGAATATGGATATTATTGAAGAATTACGCTGGGCTTGTGAGTGTATTGCGAGTCGTACCAAATATAATTTTATGTTTTATTTGGAATATAAAGATAAACCATCTTTGTTATTTAAACATCACCCTTGGCTTAAAGGGGAAGTAAAGGAGTTTGTTTCAGAAAAAAAGGATGTTGATATTGATAAATATAATGCTTGGTTATTCAAACTTGCTTATAGAATTTTTTGGGGTTTCAAAGGAGGTAAAGAGGATGGGAAGAAGAAAAGGCGGAAGAAGGAAAGTTTATAAAAGACGAAGAGGATTAACAGAAGTTAAGAAAATAAAAAGAAAAACAGTAAATGAGGGGTTTGTTCCTTTACTGGAAAGGGCTTTCTTAATAACTCACGAACCAATACCTATTATTTTTAAAAGCGATGTAATAGAATGCTTGAAGGGATTGGAGAAAAGGAAGATTATGGTAAAAGGTTCTAACTATGCTGTTTTGTGGAAGGATATTAAAAATATCTTTGGTGAGGTGGAATAAGGAGAATGGATTTGAGACCGAAAAATAATGATGAATTGAGGAAGCTGGTCAGAAACGGCGTGTTGGATTGTGAAGGCAAAAATCTAACTTGTAATTTTGATATAAACATAGAGGCTGACATAGTTAATTGTAGAGATATTAAATGCTTGAGTATCAAATGTTATGGGGACATCAAATGTAGAAATATCAATTGTTGGAACATCATCTGCGTAGACATCAATTGTAAAGACGTCATATGCTTGGACATCAGCTGTAGAAACACCAATTGTAGAGACATCACTTGCTCCAATATTATTTGCAGAAACATCACCTGCAGGAATATTAGTTACTACGCAGTATGCATAGCATACCAAAACATAACCTGCAACAAAATACAAGCAAGAAGAAAAAAACACATACAAAAAACCATAGACGGAAAAATAACAACAAAAAAGAAGCAGAAGAAGAAATAGTTTTTAAATGGTCATTTGGAAGATTTTTGAAAATGACTATTTTTAATAACCATTTAAATAGTGGTATGCTTAAAGTAGACATAAGGGAAGAAGTAAGAGGTAAAAGCTGGTGATTGGATAATTAAAGGGGTTAATGGAGAAATTCCGAAAAATTTAAATATAAGCATTTATAAATATACCTATAAAGCAAGGGAGTGCGTATTATGATTAAAGTTCTTGAAATATGTGATAACTGCCAGAAAGTTATAAGACAGAAAGTAATGGCTGAGTTTGACGTGTACTGGTGCGCTAACAGGCTAAGCTACTGCGAAGAATGTAAGAAAAAGCTCGGTGAGGAGTATGTCAAGAAGAAACTACATAACTGAATATCATACGCCTGGGTGCAGTAATATTATTAAGAGAGCTAAGAACGCCGTGTTTTTTAATAACAATAATAGTGTGAGGCATGAGCTCGCAAAAGCCGTATCGTCATTAATGCTCGGAAGATACGGAGACATAAAGTTCAGCCCTGAATTAAAAAAGCAATTAAGAATATTCGCTAACACTATTAGTTTTGAAATGAGCGGTTTTAAGAAGAACAAGACTAATTTCATAACAGAAGCTGTTCCTAACAAGGAGAAGGACAGGAGAATAGACCTTGTTAACATTGACAATAATACTAGGTACGAGTTCGAAACCAACAAGAAAATAAAAAAGGATAATTGCGTAACTATTTACTTATAGAATGGGACAACACGATATTTATAAATTATTATCAGAACATAAAAGTAAATGGTTCACAACAAGGGAGCTCGCAGAGAAACTCGGGCTTAACATAAACACAGTGAACTATAATATAAAACAATTACTTAAATGGAAGCTTATTGAAAGTAGATTAGGATATAGCAAGGAATTAAGAGGGCAGATGTGCCGTTTCATAAGAATACCATGAATACTTCGCTGAATCTTAGGAGGATGGTTGACCAGACTAACAAGGTCTACTGGATGCAGATACTTGTATTTGTAATGATAATAATAGTTTTTTTAATAACGATTCTTAGGAGGTGAAACATGTTTGGGCTTGTAAGCAAGAAAAAATTTGAGAACATTATGAATAGTTATGTGGCTTTATTAGAAGCCACAATAAAAAAATTAGAGGACGGCTACATATACACCCTAATAATGCCTGGTTGCGACACGCCAACATTGCAGAGAATACAAATAGACATGGAAAGACTATTAGAAGGACGCTTCACGAACATCATTATTAAACTATTCGGCAGGGATACCAGTAGGGAAGCAAGCATAAAACCAGGTTTGAAAGAATTAGAACCAGAAAAAATAGGAGGAGATAAAATTGGAAAGAAAAAGCATACGAAGAGAAGTAATAAGCAAAAGCAAAAATAGTTTCGTAGTGAGAACAATAACAGAAGACGAATACAAGATGGGAGAAGCCATGAAATTATTAGACCAGCGCACAGCACTCATGGCTCAGAGGAAACAACAAGAGAAACAACTAAGAGAAATGGTTGAGCAGAAATTCTGGGAGAAAGAGTTCAAGAATTACGAGATAGCCATAGAAGCAGACGAAACCTTTGTTAAAGCCGTGAAAGAAGGCACCAAGGAATATTTTAAAGAATTAGAAACAGAAGGCATGAAGAAACTCGGTTTCAAAAGAAAAGAGAAAGGCTATGACAGAATACCACACAGCGCGGAAGCCAAGAAGATGCAAGTCAAGAACGAGATACTGAACGAGATAAGAGAAGAGCTCGGACTTGAAGATATTCAGCACCCAGTCATGTTAAAGCTAAGATATGAAGGCTTTAAGGAGGAGGACGATGGCAAAAAAGAAAACTGAGACTAAAGAGGATTTTGTAAGAACAAGGTTCATGGGAAGCAATAATATAATGCTGCCTATAGAGCAGAGAGTCAGGGAAAGACTGAAAGAACTCGTGGCTATAGGAAAACCAGAGTTTCACAAAGACGAGAACGGGGAGTGGCATACCATAGAACCAAAGACACCTATTGCTGGGAGCTTGGAATTCGGTGATTGTGTGAGGAGAATTAACAGGGACGAATACCATGTGATGTATGACTTGTATGCGACTGATGAGAAAGGCAAGGTTGTGACCGTGCCTATCATTGCTGGTCCCGGAGACCCTGGTAGGATACATAAAGTGATAGGTTGGAGGGTGACAGAGGTTTTTAAGAAGAACCTGCCTTTCACTACAAAAAAACAGAAGTTGGAAGACCCTGATAAGCTTAGGAAGGATTATGCGGAGAAGAATGAGACTTATCAGAAGCTCAGAGAAGAAAAAGCGAATACAAGAACTTGGTGAATTAGAAATTGGTTTTGGAACATGATACTATTGTGGACTTAGTGTATGATTACTTGTTGAAGAATAAAGACCTTGACTTGATGAGGAAGTATTATAAGTATAATGGTTATAACGAGCTGGACATAGTGAGGATAACAGGCTTGTTAAAGAAAACACCGCATTTCCACGGATACGAGATTAAGAGCAAGGACAGCAAATCAGCTAAGAAGAGGGCTTATAAGCAGCTTAAGAGGTTCAGGGATTATGTTAAGAAGAATTATTTTTGTGATGTAAGCCTTTATTATGTGAGGCCTGTTAATAACCGTGTGACTATTAGTCGGGTTATGAGGAAAGAATTAAGTGATGTGATAATATGATACTCTGGTATGTTGGTTTCGCCTTGTTGTTTTTGTTCATATACTTCTTTCCAAGCATTAATGCTTGGAGGCTGAACAAAAAGAACACCACCGCTATTTTCATCCTTAACCTTTTTTTGGGATGGACTTTGCTCGGATGGGTCGGAGCGCTCATTTGGAGTGCTATTAAAGAATGATGAAAACCCAACAAAAACCCAACAAAAAAAAGAATAAAAGGCTGAGCGCTGAGGAGCGGAGAAGAAGACTAAAGAAGCTTATGCAGAGCATAGGTTGGGGCAACATACACATAGGCAACCTCGCCAAAGAGTGGGGTGTTAATAGAAGCGCTATTTACGATGACAGGGACGCCTTGCTTAAAGCTTTCAAAAAAGAAGATATTGAGCATATAAGTTTTAAGCTCGGCATTAATTATGAGAAAGCCATAGAAGAAGCTCAGAAGATTCTGAGCAACCCCGAAAGCAGCCCTGTTATTAAGCTTAAGGCTATACAGGCTTTGAATGACACACAGGACAAGTATACTCGTTTCTTGGAGGCTTATGGTCGTAAGGAGAAGGTAGCGGAGAAGATTGAATATGAAGACCCTGCAGCCAAGTTGTATGAGAAGCTCTTCAAAGATAAAAAGGAAGGTTCTGAATAAGATATTTGAAGCCAGAGACCGTTTCGTTGAGGAGTATTTTGGGATAAAGTTCTATCCTTATCAGACAGAGCCGAGCAATGCTATTATAGAGGCGGCTATTAATCGTGATGCAGAAGAGTTTTTCATTGAGATTAGCAGGCAAAGCGGTAAGACGGAAGCCATAGTCATGACAGTAGTCTATCTCTTGACTAATATTAAAGGTATTTTCAAGGCTCTCGGCATAAGGCTTAATACTAAGGGTTATTATATTGGTATTTTCGCTCCTCAGAAGGAGCAGGCTAAGACGGATTTTGACAGGATAAAAAGTTATTTGGAAAAATGCGGGGCTGATTTCAAAGTGACTTTTGAGGAAAGCAACGGGACGACTGTGAGGCTTAGCAATGGTAATACTGTTTATTGTTTCCCTGTTACGCCGACGGCTAAGATTGAGAGTAAGACCGTTCACCTGATTATCTCTGAGGAGTCTCAGGACATGCCTGATGTGGAGTTTGATAAGAAGGTCGTGCCTATGGGTACTGATACTAATGCTTGTAAGGTTTTCATAGGCACGGCTGGTTACAGGGTTTGTTATTTCTTGAGGGGTATTGAGAGGGGAAGTAATGTTTTTAAGTATGATTGCTGGGATGTTATGAAGTATAAGAAGGAAAGGTATGAGGAGACAAAAGACTCTTATCATTTGAATTATGAGAATTATATTAGGGAGCAGATAAGGCTTAAGGGAGAGAGTAATCCTGAGATTAGGACTCAGTATTTCTTGGAGTGGCAGTTGGAGAAAGGTATGTGGATGACTGAGAGCCAATTTAATAAGCTTGTTATGCCAGGGTATGGTCTTATTAGGAGCACTGATGAGCCTGTCTTGGTAGGGATGGATGTGGCTAAGGAGAGCGATGTGACTTTTGTTATTGTGTTGAAGCAGGAAGGACAGAAAGAGGTTATTAGGAGTGAGACTGTTAGTAATGATGATGGCGAGCCAGAGATAGTTGAGACTAAGAGTGTTCAGCCTGTTTGGAGGGTTATTAATTGGATGATGATAAGAGGAGTCTTGTATCAAGACCAGCTCAGCATGATAGATGATTTCCTAAACAATTATACTAATATAGTGAAGTTCAACATTGACAGTACAGGAGTGGGAGACCCCATAGCAGATTACTATATTAAGAAGTATGATGGCTTGGATTATGACGCTTATCAGGAGATGGAAAGGAAAGGCTTAAGAGGTGTTTGTAAACCCGTAAAATTCACTCCCGTGAATAAGCATCATATGTATCTTAATTACCAGCTCGCTATAAATGAGGGTAGGTTCTTATTACCAGGCGCCTTGGATACCATGACATTACAAGAGAAGGCTTGTTTTAAGCGTTTCAGAATGGAAGCTATTAATTGTTTGCGTGAATGGAAGGGGAATTATTTGAATGTTAGGCATCCTGATATTAGTAAGGGTGAGCATGGAGATATTTATACTGATGACAGTCAGGACGCAGCGGCACTGATTTTCTTTGACATAGATTCTCAGCCGAACAAGTTCGAGTACTACATAGGATGAAAAATAGGTATATTTATATACAAGTTCTGATAATAAGGATTATTATAAGCACACTCCCCTTGTTTTCATATTCATGAATATCATAGAAAAGCTTAAGCAAGTCAGGGATGCCTTTATCGTTAAAGACGTGGATTTCTTATTGTTACAGCCAGAAGCCCGAAGCAGAGGCAGTGACAAACTACCTGTTTATCCTATCTGGTATTACAGCCCCATACGTGGCATTCCGAGAAACATTAACATAAGTGACCTGAGAAAGTTTGCTAAGAGCACATGGGTGCAGATGGTCACTAACACCATTAAGAAGACGGTTAAGCAGACAGACTGGGATATAATTATCAAAGAAAGCGAGAAGCAGAACGAGGATGTTTACAAAGACCAGATAGAATACGTTAAGGAGTTCTTAAACCACCCTAATAGGATACCCGACGCCACTTTCAACGACATCCTTGACCCCATGCTAAGCGACTTGTTAGAAATAGACGCAGGCATATGGTATCTGCACAAGGAAAACATTGACGGCAAGAAAAAACTTATAGAAATACTACCTTATGATGCGAGCACTTTTTTGAAAGAGCAGGATATTAACGGCTTCCCAGTTAAATGGTGGCAGTTCAGCTTTAAGAACCCAGCAGCGAGCCCGAAAGGCTTTGACGTTGACGAGATATGCTATTTCCAAACGAACAACAGGACATATAATCCTTATGGTTTCAGCCCCTTACAAGCCGTTCAACAAGTAGTAGAGCTGCTTATTCAGAGCACGAGATACAACAAGGACTTCTTCTTGAACAACGCTATTCCGAGCATTATTATGAGCTTGCCGAACGCTAATAAGGAAAGCCTGCAGAAGTTCTATGATGATTGGATGAACAAGTTCCAAGGAAAACCTCATAAGATACTCATGCATAACTTGATAAATCATAAGATTGACCAGATAAGCATGAGCAACAAGGACATGGAATGGCTTAAAGGACAAAAATGGTATATGCACCTTGTTTTCGGTGTTTATGGTCTGAGCCCTGTAGAAGCAGGCTTTTATGAGGATGCTCTCAAGGCAGGAATGGAAGGACAGAGCAGGGTGAGTGTTAAGAACGCCGTCTTGCCTTACTTGAACCTGATAGAGAAGAAGATTAATAGGATAATAATACCCGCTATTCTCGGAGAGGACGATTTGCCTTTGCAGAAGAGGACACCATTACAGTTTAAGTATTTCCCGAGGGACGCAGCACAGGAAAAGATTGACCAGGAGATGCAGCTCGCTGATGTGAGGGCTAAGATAAGAAGTATTAATGAGGTGAGAGCTGAGCGTGGTCTTCCGCCTTTTGACTCGGAGTACGCTGATAATCCTTTTGCTTTCATGAATAACCTGCCTTTTAATGAACGAGGTGATAATGTTGAGGAAGCTGAGCAAAAAGAAGAAGTTGAAGAGGATGATGAAGAAGATAAACGAAGAAGAGGAGGAGAAAAAGGAGGGGTGAAGTTTATTTTCATTGACAAAGCCAAGAAGAAACCAAAAAGACAAACAGGTATTGATGAGTGGTATGATGTTGAGACTTACGGAGACCTCATTGTCAGGATGTATGACCATTGGGAGAAGAAAGTCTTAGCAGCCGTTAAGGAGATACACAAGAGCAAGGAGCCGACTATTATTAAGAGCTTCGGAGAATTCCTTAGGACAATGATTATGGGCATGACCACGGTTGAGTTCTATAACTTGATTAAACGTGCCGTGGCTAAGACTATGAAGAAAGGATTAGAATCAGCAGAGGAAGAATTAGACACAGATATTGGTGCGAGCCAGGTTTTTAATACCAAAGCAGAGGCTTATGCTAAGCAACAGTTTGACGGGTATACATTGCCTGACGGCAAGAAGTGGCATGGTATAAAAGGAGTGGCGGCTGAGATGCAGAAAAAAATTTATAACAGCATAAAGGAAGGTATGATGAAGAAAGAAGGCGAATCCGAGCTTAAAGAAAGAGTGCAAAAAATATTTAAGCAGGCTAAGGAAGGTCAGGCTCTTAGGATAGCTCGGACTGAGAGTGCTCGTTTCGTTAACGAGGGCAAGCTCCAGGCTTATAAGGATAGTGGGGTGAAAGGTAAGAAGAAGTATGTGGCTTTCCTTGATGATAGGACGACAGAGATATGTAGGGGTATGCACGGACAAGTAAGGGAGTTTGATGAGCCTTTTAACAGCCCTGACGGGAGAGAAATAATGATTCCACCCGCACATTGCAATTGTAGGTCATATATAAAATTTATAAGAGAATGAAAACTTGTAAATATTGTAATAAGAAAATAGAGAATAAAAGGAATAAAATATTTTGTAACAGGTTTTGTTCTGGAAAATACCTTGGTGAACACACCCCTAAGAGAAGAAATCCTGTTATTTATTGTTTGTATTGTGGAAAAGAATTAACTCAGCAACAAACAAGAACTTGGCATAACGGTGTTAGGCAGAAATATTGTTCTACTTCTTGTCAAATGAATTATGAGTATAAAGTTGGAATTAGAAATGGTCAACAGATAACTGAGAAGGCACACCAAACACTCAGAGAGAAAGGACATTATAAAAGAAATAATGCTTATCTTGTTGAAAAGAATCCTGCAAGAACGAAAATAGCGAGATTAAAAATTAGTAATTCAAAAAAAGGTTTTAAAAATCCTATGTTTAATAAAAAACCTTGGAATTATAAAGATGATGGTTTATTAAAAAATAGATATATTAAGAGAAAAGAATGGTTAAGAATAAAAAAATTAATACTTATCAGAGATAATTTTACATGTCAAGCATGTAAAATAACACAAGAGCAAAGTTATCAAATATATAATCAACCGCTTCAAGTTCATCATTTAATACCATATCGGATTTGTAAAGAACATAAAATTAATAATTTGATAACGCTTTGTTGTAGATGTCATAGTAAAGTAACACAAATAGAACAAAAAAAATTAACCATAAGATTTGTGAGAGGAGAATGAGTATGAGGAGAACTATTTTCATAATATTATTCGCATTACTGCTTATTTGTAGTAGTGTCTTGTTTACTGGTAGTACGAGTGTTACTGAGAAGTATGATTATCAGGGTCAGAAGGCTAAGCCTGTTTATCTAATAGAAATTAATGCTTGGACTACGAGGATAGATTACTCAGGAAGTAACCCTGTTTATATGGGTGAGGCGCAGGCAGGGACTCTTGAGAATGAGACTGGTTGGAGAATACAGAAACTCGGCTATAACGGGAGCAACGTAATTAATGTTAGTTGGGCTCAGGGGAGCAACGAGTTCGACTTTGTGTGGAGTAACAGGACGAATTACACGTATAGCTAATATGCAATATGAGAAAAACAACTTTTTTAATCTTTGTATTTCTTCTTATTAGCTCGTTCTATGTAAGCGCAGAATACAAGTATAATCCTCTTGTTTGGAAAGGGCTTGACTATTACGAAGCAGGCACTGGAGGAGTGGCTTGGAACTTGACAGGGAGCAATTACCTCTACAATTGTACTGGAAGTCTTTGCTGGAATGAGAGTAAGGGTAATAATACTTACTTGTTGCGAGTAAACGAAGGGAGTCTTGATGTTAATAGTTCTGATTACTGGGATTCTTATGATGCTCCGAGTGACATACAAGATTTGCTCGTTATTCCTTGCGGTAATATTAGCGGAGCCACCAGTGACTTATGCACAATAACCGACACTACTATTGGTAATTGTAGTGTTCCTGGTAGTTGTGGCTCGTTAGCTTACCTGGATTACGCTAATCAAGGCAACCTTAATATTTCTGGTTATTATGCTGGTCAGCCTTTGGATGGTAGTATTGGTAGTGGTGTTATCTGGAGCGGTGATATTGATAGTGAGGGGAATGTTAATCTGAGTATTAACAGTCTTAACATCACTTATCCTGATATGGTAGTGAGATTAGCAAGGACTGATAATCTGGTTAAGTATTGTAACATAACCTCTGATACTATTACTTTGAGTGAGAACTCTCACCTTGTTTTCTATGTTGACAATACTTGCACTGTTAAGAACACATCTTTCAATAATTACATAACCACAGCTTTGAGCCCTGGCGGGATAGCCGATATTTTTAATGCTTACGCTGTTAATGGTAGTGTGGAGATGTCGAAAGGAGCGACTGTGAAGAACAAAGAAACGATTAAGACCAGAAAGGTTATTTTCAGAACAGCTCATCTCAGAGTGCATTCAGGTATGAACTTGGATTTCAACACTGTCTTCCCCGAATTATACCAGTATAGCGGGGAGTATTTGTATGTGAAAACCCTTGTTAACACTCTGGCTCGTAATTCCAGTGTTAATGGTATTCGTCTTGTCAGCCATATTAACGGAACTTGGGGTTATGTTGAGCAGACAGGTATTAACCTTACTCATTGTGATAATACCACGGACTTAATACAGTGCCCTACTAATAAGTATAGGAGGTATGTTATTTATACTATTGGAGAGGAGAACACGACACGACTGTATCAGCTCGCTCCCCTAACCACGGATACTACTTATAATAATGTTGGTGATTGCTTAGACTTAGTTGATAATCCTATTTCTTATACCTTGCCTTCTATGCATGAATACTTGGCTGTGCCGACCTATGTTTATTGTGGTTTGAGAGACGCTAATAGTTGGGATGATGCTTGGATTGATATAAGGGGTGGTGTGGTGACTCATGGTGCTATGCCTGATTTGGGTAATTACTTGTCTTATGACGGCTTGACACAGAACTGGAATCAAGGGGATTATAATCTTACAAGTACGAATAGCTGGTTCTTGGGAAAAATTAATTGGAGTAACATTCAGAACAAATTAATTACCAGTGTTAATGATGTTTACCTTTATCTGAGTAGTTCAACGCTTTTTTTTAATGAGTCCAAGCTTAACAATACTATCAGGTCTTTTAATAGTAGCTGGGATTACACGGTTGACACTGTTTGGGGTCTTGGTGATGATTATCTTTATAATTGTACTGGTAGTCTCTGTTTGAATGAGTCTTTGCTTAATAGTACTATTGATAGTAGGGATAGTGATACGACTTATAGTGCTGGGAGTTACTTGTATCTTAGTGGCACGGAGTTTAATGTTAATGAAACAGAACTTAACTCTACTATTGATGCGAGAGACACAGATACTAATACTTGGTGGGGTATTGATTTGGCTGATTTCATAAACAATAGTAATACTTTGGAATTGAACTGGACAACCATTAACTCAACCATTGATGCGAGGGATGATGACACGACTTATGGTTGTTCTGATTGGGCTGGTTGTAGTGATGATAGTTTATGGGATGCTGACAAGCTGGACGGACAGGATGGGAGTTATTATTTGGATGATACAACTATTGGTAATTGTAGTGTGAGTAATAGTTGTTCTAACATATTGTATGAGAGTGAGCTTGATACTTTCTCTGAGCTTAACAACCAGATAGGCGATGCTACTTTGCTTAATAAGTCTTTTGCTGATAACACTTACTTGGATAATACTGATAGTCAGACTCTTAGTTTTAGCGGGGATAATATTAGTATTAGTGGTGGTAACGAGATTAATATTAGCAGTATTGACACAACCATCGGTAATTGTAGTGTTGACCAGAGCTGTCCCAATATCTTGTATGATGCTGGTGATACTGCTTCTGGTAATTACACTTTTGGTGGAGCATTATTTATTGATGATACTAATAATAGGGTTGGTGTTAATACGACCACGCCTGTTTCGACTTTTGAAATAATTGGTGATTTGACTATTGGTGACGGATATAATGACACAGCAGATGTATGGTCTAATAGTTCTTACTTATTATTTGATGCTCAAACTGACGATGGTGATACGGGGGGTTATATTAGGGAGGAAGCACATCCTGAATGGGAAGGATTATATTTGATGTTAGGTGGGTATTTGGATGAAGGTAGTGGAAGAGAATTTTATCCTGGTATGGCGATTGAAGCAAGAGGAGATTTTATTATTCTTCTTTCAGATTATATTTCCTTTGATTCCTTGACTGATTGTGATACGATTGACACCGACGAGTATGGTTTTTTAAGTTGTGGCACTGATGCTGATACTCATTTATCTGAAGACCAGGTTGAGGCTTATGTTTTTGATGATGATAACACTGATAATTTTAATTTGTCAACTTATAATATTTCTACTGTTCATTGTATAGTTTTTGATAATGGTGGTAAGATAGGTAATTGTGGATAAATGAATGATGAAATGGGAATGTATAAAAAACTGGGTTTTGAAACATAAGAGCATCTCAGTAGTATTAACTATCATAGGAATCTTGTTTGGAACATCATTCTTCATTCACATAATCAACATTCAGAGTTATCCTTTTGTGGGTGACCCCTGGACTACCAATTTTTCTGTTGTTGGAAGAGGAGATTTGAAGATTATTCCTTTTAATAATACTTTTTTTGGTGAGGATATAGATTTTACTTCTTTGAAGTGCGGAGATAATATTATTATGCCTTCAGTTATTACTGATGAATATATTTTGTTTGAGAGTTATTATTGTTTTTCTGAAAGCCATTTCGTGGTTGATGTTCTATCTTCTGGAAAGCATACTCTTATGTTTGATTTCGGTGGGAGTGTTGCTTATGCTTATAATAATGCCAGTATTAAAGAAGAAAAAATAATAACTTATACTTCTTCAACAGAAACTCATTGTGAGAAAGGCAGATGCTATAAAATTAATTATAATGATACTGAATTCAGTTATGATGGAAAGCAGAAGAAATGGAATAAATTAAATAAAGCAGAACTTAAATCAACCGAGTATTGGAATGATAAAGGTTTTGACAAGCTTGATGTGATAGTTGATGCTTCCAAACCACAAATGAAATTATGGACGTGGGACAGGGAAGATTTCTTGGATGTTGAATTACAAGCTTCTCATACTGAAAAAAAAAGTATGATTGATAATAAGCTTGTTCAGGAGTATGATATTTTTGATGTTAATCTTTATCCTCTATGGAATGTCTCTGAGAATGGCGGCTTTGAATTTGAAATAGTTTTTAAAGAGAAACCTTTAAGTAATAAATTACTTTTTAATATTAATTATTCTGACTTAGAATTCTATTATCAATCACCACTTTACCTTGAGAATGGTTTTAGCGAGCCTAATGCTACTTGTAATGCTACAGATTGTGAAGGAAGCCATAGACCAGAGAATGTTGTTGGTTCTTATGCTGTTTACCATTCTTCTAAATCAAATAATAAATATAAAACAGGAAAAGCATTTCATATTTATAGACCATTAATTATGGATGCAAATAATGATACTGTTTGGGGAGAATTGAATATAATAAAAAATACATTGGAAATTACTATTGATGATAAATGGCTTGATACTGCTAAATATCCTGTTATTATTGACCCTTCTTTTGGTAAGACAAGTATTGGAGGAACTTGGTTAACGGCGCCTGCTGTTGAAGTTATTGTGGGTTCTTATTATCCAATTACAGAAGCAGGAACTGCAGATAGTATGTCTTGGTATGGTTATTTGGTAACAGCAAATGAAAAAACTAAATGTGGGATTTATCTACAATCAGACAACTCATTTGTTAATGAAACAATCGAAAGAACGGATTTTGGTCAATTTGACTTTGATTGGCATACACACAATTTTTCAGATGGACCAAATTTAATTGCTTCTACTAATTATTGGCTTGTTGTTTGGTCAGAAATTACAGGCGTTAGTGGTTTAGCAATAAAATATGATTCTAATACGAATGAAAGTGGAGGGGGCGATGCTGAGAATTATGGAGTATTCCCAGACCCTTGGGTTCCAAGTCTTGTGAATAGGTCATATTCGATTTATGCAAATTATACTGTAACCGCACCAACAGATACTTGCTCTTGTCCGAGTCCTGCTGGTAATTGGAGGATTAATATGCCTGACCACTGCAACATAACAACTAACTGTAACATTAACGGTTACAACCTAAGTTTTGAGAATGGTACGAGCACGGACAAGGTGAATTGTAGTGCGATGGTTATTATTGATAATCTTTTTATTAATACTACAGGGATTATTTTTACTGATAATAATTGCTATTTCAACATGACATAATAGGGGTGAATAACAATGCAGGTATTCGAAGTGGAGATAGACCAGTTTGAGAACAGAAGACAAGTTGTTTCAGAAGAGAAAGGTAAGTGGCGTATGAAATGGTTCGAGGACGAAGAAAAAATAGTGGTTTACTTAGTTGACCTTGACACGACCTTGCTTAAAGCTGTTCAGCTAAAAAGAGACTTCGCTGATAGTATTGACGAACGTAATTTCAGGAACACTTACTGCGATAAAGGTATGCGTATTAAGAGAGAACTATAAAAAAAGGTATATTAATATAGGAGTTATATTATAAGATAGTATTATAAGGTAATACTCTTAATAACGAAGGTGATATGCATGCCCGCAGCTGTTGACCGTTGTGTTGAACATCTCATGAACGACCCTAATTTTAAGCCGAGAAAAGGCAAAACAAAAGAAGAAAGCGCTTGGGCTGTCTGCCAAGCGACTGTTGGAAAAAAAGATGTTAACAACAAGGATATGATTCATAAAAGATTTCTTTACGCACCCATACTCAAAACAGGAGAAACCGATGATGATTACTTAGCTGTCTTGAGTGATACGAGCATAGACCGAGATAACGAGATAGTAGCCAAGAGCTTCATGGAAAAAGCCGTTATGAAGAACTGGCTTCCAGGACTAATAGACCATGAGAACAAAGCTCTCAACCTCGTATGCAACTGGGTTGATAAGCAGATAGTGGAGACAAGCCCCGAACATCACGCTCTCGTAGCGAAACCCAAGTTTTTTCTAAGCAACCCACAAGCGAAAGTGCTTAAGAACATGATTGATGAAGGAGCAAAGATGGGAGTGAGCATAAGCGCAATCCCTTACTCTCATGACGAAGTAAGTATTGACGGCAAGACTTATAAGCGGTGGACTGACGGTGAGATAATAAGCGCTGATTTCGTAGGCATACCAGCGAATCAGCACGCAATGGCTATGAGGATTGCGAAATCATTTTCCTTAAAAAATAAATCGGAGGAAGATACAATGAAAGAGGAAGATATAAAGAAAATAGTGGCAGAGACAATTGCAGAGATTAAGAAACAGGAAGAGACTACAGAAGCTCCTCCGGCAAAGCCTAATGAAGAGGCTGAGCCTAAGGAAGAGCCAAAAGCAGAGCCTAAGCCTGCTGAGCCAGCACCAGAACCAGCTTCTGAACCAGCACCAGCAGAGCCCAAAGCAGAGAATAAACCCGTAGAAGAACCCAAATCTGTTAAGAGGGAGGAAGTGCTTAACAAGCTTCCACACGCGGAGACTGAGACGACAGAAGTCAAAAATTTGAAACCAACAGTAGCGAACTTTATAAAAGTTCAAAAAAGAGTATGGAGGTAAGGACAGAAAATGGTAGCAACATATTTTAATAAGGACGTGCACTTGGAAGACCCTGATTACAGCAAAAGCGCAGAAGCTGTTTTTGAGAAAGCCTTCGGCGGAGCAGTAACTCATGAAGAGGTTTATTATGACCCTTGGAACAAGATTGACAAGAGAGAACAAATAGGACGAGCATTACTTGAAGGATTACAGAAAGCAGGGCCGAGCATAAGCACAGCGACAGGAGGAAGCGGGACAGCAGGAACAGCACTCATACCTGTTTATGTTGACCCAGAAATAGTTGACAGAACCAGATACGAGACTCCAATCAGAGCATTAATCCCGAGGAGAGCTGTGAGGGGAAAGACCTATGATTATAATAGGCTGACAGCTAAGGGCGGAGCTCATTGGAGAAGCGAGGACGCACCCCTACCAGAGGATGTTGACACTTACAGCAGAGGAAGCGTGACCATGAAGTATGGTTATAGTGTGGGAAGTCTCTCAGGCCCAGCGATTGCTGCTATGAGAGGCTTTATTGACGCAAGCGCTCTTGACCTGCAGGTTAAGACGCAGGCTTTGATAGAGCTTGAGGAAGACACCATTATTAATGGTGATGTCTCAACATACGCAACAGAGTTTAATGGATTAATAAAATCTATTACGACTAATACCACAGACAAAAGCAGCGCTTATCCGACACTGGCAGATATAAGGTCTGAGCTCGCCACTTGTTACAACGCAAAGGGAAGGATAACACTCGCAGTGACAGACGCAGCCACACACAACTATATCAAAGGCTTGCTCATGGATTTCCAGAGGCAACCAGCACCACCAGCTGAGAACCTGCCTTTCGGAATACCTGGGAGCTTCAGCTTTGACGGTGTTAACTTTATCAGAAGCCAGTTCATGCCAACCACAAGCGGTAGCAGGAGGATATTATTCCTTGACCCGAGATACATCTTCATGGCAGTGTTACAGGATATAACATTCCAAGAGTTGCCAAGTCTCAACGATAGTGTTAAGTACATGCTGAAGGTTTATGAAGCCCTCGTGGTGACTTTTGAGGGTTGCATGAGCCAGATGTATGGTATATTATGAGTGAGGTGAAAAAATGGCAGATGTAACAGATGGATGCACACTGGTAGCGAAAACTATTAGTGGGGGTTTCGGAATGGCGGTTGTGAAGACAGCGGCTACTGCTGATGACGGGGATTATTTCACAATGGATGACCTGATAGGTTTTGATGTGAATGTTATCTTCGCTACAGGAATACAAGACCCGACAGGGACTGGTGCGAGCGAACCAATGGAATGGACTGGGAGCACCACGACTCCTGACAAAGTAACTATTGGTGGGAGCACTGATAATAAGAGGAGAGATGTCCTTGTAGTATTCACAAGCAGGGAGAGTACTGGTGGAGACTCCGACCTCGGATAAACAAAAAAAATTTTTATTTTATTTTTTTTTACCCTTATTTTTTTAGGAGGAAGAACACATAGGAGGTGTCTATCATGGCACACGGAATTAGTCAGCTTGAGAATAGAGAATGGGATTTTAAAAAAGGAGTGAAGTTCACAGCTAAGAGGTACACTTCTGATGGGAGTATAGACCAAGACTATACTTTTATCGAGTTACATAATAGTAGTAGCGCGCTTAGCATGACGATAGCAGCGCCGAGGAAAGGCAAGTTCCTGGTTATCACTCAGAGTGATGGCGGGACAGAAGGACATACTGTTACCTTGACAGCTGGGACTTTTGACGGGACGAATGATATTGCGACTTTTAATGCTCAGTACGAGACGCTGGTATTGTTCGGTGTGAGCGCCACGAGATTCGTGATTGTAGAGAACATTGGCAGCGTAGCTTTAAGCAGTTCATAAAAGGGTGAATAGGATTATGAGAATAAAAGACTTATTATTGGCAGGTCTTATTTTCTTGCTGGTATTATTATCATCCGCTAATGCTCAAGCAGCGATTTTCGGGTGGAGTGATTATCAGCGGGAATACTTCACTGCGAAGGCTGCCAAGGAATACTGGACTGTTGCGAGCGCAACCCTTTATAATGGCACATCCGTAACGAACGAAACCTATACGCTTGGTTATGGTAATGTAACAGAGCTCGGTCATGATGACGTGTATGACGTGGTCGTGTTTGATGTGCATACAGGAACAAGTCTCGGCTCAGGTAATTACTCAGCGGATTACCAAGCAGGCAACATAACCCTGAATGCTTACAAGGAGGTAAGCGTGGTTAACGAGACGAATCTTCTCCTAACAAACGCTTCTGGAGGAGACAACCTCACTTATAACGATGTAGGCATAAAAGAAGATAGTGTTGTGTTATTTAATACTACGAGCGGAGCAGTTATTCCGAGCGGTGATTACACAGTCACTTATACTACTGGCAACATAATACTTACTAATGACAGCAGCCCATATAATGGTGTGAATGTCAGTGCTAATTATACTTATTACAATGAGAGTTGGCCTGTCGGGATTAATTATTCCTGGTATAACAAGGTGCCTGTTAACTGCACTCCTGTCCAGGAGAGCTCAACACAATCCTTTATTAAGAAGTTGCAATTCTTGGAACTCGGAGGCTTGAAAAGAATAGGTCTTTGGAAAGGGGATTATGTTGTGAGCGCAACTGATGGCTCGCAGGCAAGCACGGATAATATTATGGGCGACGCATGGTATGTGAATAATGCCACGGATTATGACATGATAAGCTTTGACAAGCCTTATTGGAGCAGCACCAAGAGGTTCGCTCTCAGGGTTGATGATGTGAGCTTGAACAGCACGAGCGTGAAGGTTAACGTGGTGTGCGGATACCGATAAAATTATTTTTATTTAACCCCCCAGCATGACCTCATCGGGAATGCTGGGCTTCCCATTTTGCCAAGAGGCGAAAGCAAAGAAAGGAATAGGAGGAATTGGCAAGAGCCAAAAGAGAGAATGATAAGTATGATTTTCTGCTCTTTCAGGAGGTTTTTAGAATGGTATTAAGTACTACTGCGAAGGTTGTTCAGAGAGCTGGGATAGGCTTGCAAGCAATAGATGAAAACGTTGGGACAGGCGATAATAATAATAAAGATTTTGACTTAGACCATGATAAAGTGATTGCTGGGACTTATAGCTTGTATCATGCTCCGAGCGGCAGCAATGACATGACCAGCTTGACAGAAACCACTCATTACACCATTGATAAGGACAGCGGGCGGATACTCTTAACAGACACTGGTGTCACGGCTCTCGGAACAGACGTTCTTTATGCTTCTTACACTTACTTAGCTAATGACAGCCCCTTAAATGATAGTATCATAAACAATTTCATAATCATCGCTGATGAGAGGCTTAGGGAGATAACAGGCAGGGTTTGGAGTAGCACGACATTCACAAAATACTTTGATGGTTACAAAGCAGACTCTTATCCGAGAACGGACAGGCCTTTCAGCGAGATAAGGGAAAAGTATGATTATATTCAGCTTGACGAGTTCCCTGTTACAAGCGTTGAGGAAGTATGGTTCCTTGATAGGAATGAGAATACTTTCAGCGAGGTTCAGGTCTATGATGCGAGCGGAACAAGTTATACTGATGAGCAAAGCGACGCAGAAGACCCGAACACGACTTTTTATCCTTTCAATAGCAGCCCTGCGAGTAATGACGCATTATACTTGGCTCTGGGCTATCCTTTCATGGGTTGCTGGATAAGACTTCAAACCAGCGGGACTGATGGGGGTAGCCTCGCAATCACATGGGAGTATTATAATGGTAGCACATGGGCGAGCCTAAGCAATGTTACTGCGAGTGTTACGAATGCTGATAAGTTCCTTGCTGATGGTAATGTTTATTGGGACTGGCCTGCTGACTGGGAACAAAACACGGTTAATGGTTTAGGGGATTATTATTGGGTGAGAGCAAGGCTTAGCGGTGGTAGTTTCGGGACAGCTCCTGTTCTCTGGGAGATATACCCTGACACGGACAGGGTTGTGAGTAATCAGATAAGCATACGTAATGTTCAGTGGACGAAAGAAGGACGTCTTAGTTTCATAACTCAGAGTATTCCTGATGGTGTTAAGAATATAAGGGTTAAGTACACAGCTGGTGTTACGAGCAACGATAAAGACTATAATCTTGGTGTTGACCTTGAAACTCTGCTTGCTGCTTTGCAGTGCGTTGTGGCTATGACAGGAGGCAGTTATGATGATGAGACAAGCTTCACCCTTGGAAGCAAGAGTGTGACTGTCGGAGAAGTTTATGTTAACATTGCAGAAGTGGTTAAGCAGTTAAAAGCCGAGATAGAAGAGCTTATTAGTATGCTCGGCAGAAGGATGGACATAGCAGGTAATTAATAATGGTTAAGACAAGAAGCGACCCTGACGGTGTGAGGTTCAGGGAGTATATGAGGGACTTGCATGATAAGTTCGGCAAAACATTTACTCATAGGAAAGTAACTGAGACGGTTAATACTGAGGGACAAGTAACCAATAGGAGCACGAGCGATAACACTTTTGTCGGGGACTTACAGTATGGTACTAATATTGATAAGAAGCTCATAGAAGCAGGGTGGATTGAGCACGGAGAAGGAGTCTTGTATGTGAGCGCCGAGGAGTCTCAAGCCAGCCTTATAACGCCTGATGTGAGCATTATTATTGAAGGCAGCACGGCTGGGACTTATGATGCTTGGGTTGTGGTTGAGAGGCTTAGTGTTGACATAGTCAAGGGCGTGGCTGTGTGTTATGTTTTCAGATGTAAAAAGAGAACACAAGAGACTATTACGTGAATGTTCACTCACCTCTTTTTTCCCATTCGGCAGGGGTCTTGAGTTTCTTCTTCCCCTGCTGATTGGGTTTTTAATAATAAGAAGAAACCCATTGAAAATGTTGTTGAACTATAAAGGACGGACTTATGAGATAATTAACTGGCCTGAGTTCAGGAAGAAAGTATTATTCCTCTTGGGTGAGGGAATAGTTAATGCTATACAGGACGAGGCATTAAAGCTCGGATTATATATAAGTGGTAGATATATTAGGGGGTTCCATCATTACGTTGATAATGACGGAGAGTTAAACATTGATAATGATGTTTATTATGCGAAATACTTGGAATACGGGACTTTCGAATACTTCGACCTTTACGGGCTTGACAACTTCCCAGATACTCCGATTAAGAAGAAGGATTTGTCAAGAGAAGAAAGAGCGTCTTTACCTAAGGGCATGGCGCCGTTCGCACCGATTAGGAGAGTGCTTTATAATCAGGAGAAAATAAATCAGATAATAAAGGAGCAGTTCGGATAAAGTGGCGAGCAGACTTGAACCGCATTACGAGTACAGGAATTTTTTAAGAAACAACCTGACAGACCCTAATAGTGGTAATAGGGGTGGTGCTAATTGGATTTATGCTGATTGGCCGAGCCCGAAGATTACGAGCAAGAATGTTTATCCAAGAGTTATAATAACTAAGATTCATGAGAGCGGGGAAATAATCGGTGTAGGGGATAATACTACTTATGACACAGTAACTTTGCAGGTTGATGTTGTCAGCAGCAAAGAGACGGGGATACTGAGCTTGACAAACACCAATGAGAGTCTTGGGACAATTAGCAACAGCCCGAGGCTTAGCTTCGCTGATGTTCCTAATACTGTGACTAATATTAAGCATGACGGGACGGGTTTCGGCACCGTAACAGTGAAGAATGATGATAATAGCTTCACAGACCCAGCGAGCCTAAGCGCTGGCACGGTTGAGTGGAGTAGAAGCACGGGAAACCTTAATTTTAGCAGCTCGGACCTTACGAGTTATGCTGGTGAGACGATTACGAGCACGTATGTTTTGAAGCTTGATAATGAAATGTGTGTGAAGTGGGTTGCGAGGGAAATAATAAGGAAGACGAGGAGTAATTGGAGGAGTGACAGCACAATAGGAGAACTTATTGAGCCTAAAAAAATTAATGGTCCTATACTGATACCTTATAATAGGGAGCAGGGCTTGAGTCGTTGCACCCTGGAATATCAGTTTAAACGTTTCAATACAGGAGAATAGGAGGAGATAGAAAATGGTTTGGACGCATATTAAGACCGCTTTACAGAGCGGAGATGAAACTACTTGGGGAACAGAGGTTACTACGAACACAGTTATAGGCACGGTTAAGAGTTACACCCCTGACAGCAGATGGGATATTTATGAAGTGAGAGGAGCTGGTGATGGTAGGGAAGCACAGAATTTTGTTAAGACACGTTTCAGTTGCAGGCCTACAATTGTTTACGAGGTGCACGAGTTCAGCTTTTTGAAACACGCGATAGGCCCAAGAGACGGAGATGGGTCAACAGGTGACCCTTATACTCTGACAGAAGCAGACTATACAGGGACAACGGCTGATACTAATATTATTCCTGCGAGCATAGAATGTGGTAGTGTGGGTAGTAGTGATGACGTTGACACTTACACAGGATGCTTTATTGACAGCTTCACACTTGACGCTACTCTCGGAGGAGTGCTGACTTGCACGGCTAACCTTATTTGTAAGAGTGTGACAAGCAGCACAAGCGCCACAGCTTATACTCCGCCAACCACGCATCCTTGGGTTATGACAAGCGAAGGAACTTTCAAATGGGGTGATACTCCAAGCAGTGTGAGTGGTGTGAGAAGTGTGAGCATCACTTATAATAATAATATGATTGTTTACGGTGATTGGAACACCATATTTATTAGTATGCCTATCGCTGGTGAGAGGAACATAACTTGGAGTGCGACTGTGGTTATGAGTAGCACAGTAGCGACTACTTTGAGAGATGATTTCTACGGGCAAGCCAACAGCCCAGTAGATGATGAGGGAGAAGCAGAGCCAGAAGCTGATAAAGAGTTGCATCTTATTTTCAGTCAGGGAAGCAGTAGTGGTGATAAGAAAGCAGAGATTTATCTTGACCAGTGCATGATAGAAAGTATTAGTAAGCCTATTACTATGGGCACTGGTGATGTTGTGCTGGTTACTTTTAGTGGTAGGGCTAAGACGAGCGGTAAGACAGGAGCGAGCAATGTTTTTGCTAAGTGGTGGACAGTAACATAAAATGGTGTTAGACACTAAAAGCCCTTTATGTTTGGGCGAGAATGAAAGACCTCTGAGAAGAGGCAAAAAGAAAATGACCAGGAGGTCGATAATATGGAGAAAGAAATCGTGAGGAATGTGAGGATTGGCGGGAAAGAACCCGTTGACCTCGAGATAGGAGAGTTTACTTGGGGTGATGAGGAGGAAGTGACTGAGAAGGCTAAGGAGAAAAAGATTAATCCTGCGACGGGAGAGAAGGAGACGAGCTTTAATTTGATAAGGCTTCAACGGTTAAAGCTTGTTAAGAGCATTAAGAACAGGGAAGTGACTGAGGAGGAGCTTAAGAACACTCCGAGGAAGGACGTGCTGCGGATAATAAGGGCTTATAATAAGCTTAACGAGTTGGGTGATGCCGAAAAAAGTAGCCCTTCGGAAGATGGCTTGGGAGGAAGCTCCGAAAGGGCTGACAGCAAGAATCCTCCAGAGACACCTGTTAAAGCTTAGTTTCCTTGAGAAGTACGGTATGCACCCAGAGGATTTTGATAAGCTTAGCTTAAAATTTTTAAAAATAAGGCAGGAATACCTTAATTATATGCGTGAGAAGAAGGAGTTGGAGAGATGCCAGCGGAGATAAAAGCGAAGCTTGAGCTCGTAACAGGGGATGGTGGAGTCCCTGCTGCGGGTGTTATGCCTGGAAAGAGCAGTGAAGAAACGGGTCTTATGAAAGACTTAAATGTTAGTTTTAAGAGTATTAGTCGTTTTTTGAAAAGACCAGGAGCCATGTTCGGCGGGGGTGGTGGTCAAGGGCTTCTCGGACTTGCTGGCTTAGCTGCTTTCTTCAGTGGGTATGGCGCTGCTGCTCTCGGTGACAAGATAGGCCGTGCTTTCGCTGAATGGACTGTGGATAGTATTTATAATTGGATGAAGAATCATAAAGAATTACTTAATAAACTCGATGTGTATTTAGAAGAAGATTTGGCTGATGTTAAAACTTACCCGGTTGCTCAGCCATGGATTAGAACAGGTGGGGAAGTTGGTCCTTATTGGGATAAAATAAAAGCAGCAGATGAGCTTAAAAAGATACAGGAGCGTCTTAATAAGCTTATGGAAGGCGGTCTTGAATTTAGTGAGCAGCAGGAAGCGATTCAGTTGCAACAAGCAGAAGCTGTTTATTTGCAGTTGCTTAATTCTAAGGATTTGACGAGCGAGGAGGAAACACAGCTTAGGATGGAATTGTTAAGACTTGATTATGTTAATCAGCTTATTGATAAGACTTATGAGCGTGTAGAGGGGGAAAAGAAAGTCACGGCAGAATTGGATAAACAGGCAGAGCTTGTAAGGTATATTAATGAAAGAGCAAGGAGAGGTGGTGGTGCTTTAAGTGGTGGAAGATTCGGCACTTATATTGATGACGAGTATTATACTGGTAAGATTAATCAAGGTAACTTGCAAGGATACTTTATCGGAACAAGAGTGGTTGGATAATGGCGAACGAAAGAGGAAGATTAACAGATACTGATGGTGCAACAGTAGTGTTGCTTAATGATACTGCTACAAAAACAAAAATTATAAGGGAAGAAACAGACTTGCAGGGGGGATTGGTTAAAAAACCAGTTCCATTATCGCGTAGTGCATCAGCACTTCATGAAGCTGTTTGGGGTAGGAGCAGAATGATTACTATTGAAGGAATAAAGATGGGGACTCAAGGAGAGATAGAAAGCTTTATAAAAACATTAGATGACTGGGTAAATGCCACAGGTATGGGAACAAATTTTAGGTATTATCCCTTATTCCATAAAAACAATACTGCTGGTGCTGGTAGTCAAAATAAGTATTACTTAGTCTTGGCTGATAGCTTTAACACAGTCGCAGAAGTAAGAGATGTTGGTTATATATTGCATTATACTCTTGTGCTTTTTGAAGGTAAAAAAATAGTTGATTTCATTAGTTAAAAATGACTGAAAAAACAGCTGCATGCAAAACCCATGTGACTATAAGGGGAGAAGAAGTCACAGACTTCGTGACACAATGGGAATACAGCACAGGGATAGATGACAATATAGACACAGCAAAACTTTTATTGGTTAAATCAGCGCAAGACGCAGTAACTATTAATAATGGGGATGAGGTAATAATTAAGAGAGGGAAAGACACAGGACAAGAATACTTTATTTTCAGAGGGAATATAAGCACAAAAAGACCGAAAGGAGCATTCTTGGAGATAGCTGCCAAAGATAAACTCGCAACACTCGATGATAAAGAGATAACAGGGGTTTTTGAAGACAGCCTTATAAGCACAATAGCAACAAGCCTCATAGAAACACATGGAGGACTAACAGGTGATGTGGAAATAAGTGGAGAAGGAACAACACTCAACAGATTCATCTGCAACCATGACAAAATATTTGAGAGATTGCAGAAATTAAGAAAAATCCTGAACTGGACCTTATGGTATGACCCTGAGAATGACAAAGTTGTTTTTAAAAATAAAGGAACAAATATCCATAATCACATAATTCGTTATAATGTTTCTGGAACAACAAACACAGGGGGAATACTCCGATGGGAATGGAACACAGAACACATAGTTAACAGCGTAACACTGGTTGGGGGACCGGTTCTTGATTGGAGAAAAGAAACGTTTAATGGTGATGGTAGCACAACCGAATTTACACTCTCACAAATTCCTGAAATAATAGAGGTGGAGCATCCGAGCGGAACAAGAAAAACAATGGGGATAACTGATGGGCCGAGCGGTGACTACACGGTAGACAAATCAAATAAGAAGATTATTTTTGAAACCGCTCCTGCTTCAGGGACTAATAATGTTATTGTTAATTACGCTATTTATGTTCCTGTAACGGTTCAAAGAAAAGATGAGGTGAGTATAGATACTTATGGATTGTCAGAAGACACTTTTTATTATCCGGATATACTCACAGTCACAGATGCGGAAATAAAAGCTCAAGAAATACTCGACAGATTTTCTCGACCGATTCCGAGCGCAAACTTCTTGGAAATAGAACAATCAATAATACCGATTAGGCCTGGGGATAGTGTTAAAGTAGAGGATGATATTAATGATGTTCATAGATATTTGACTGTTACGAGGATAACTTATAAGTGGCCGACAATGTATGATATTGTTGATTTGGGACAGGAGACTATTCAGGATAGGATAACAGTCAGAGAGATTGAGGAGAGGATTAGTAAGCTTGAGAAAAGAGAAGCTCAGAATATTAGTTTTGTTAATATCGTAGCTGATTTGCCTGACACTCTTAGAGGTAGGGCTGAGCTTGAGGTGCAAGATTGGGATGTGAGTTATGACGGGGCTTGGGGCATTGGCTTCGGTGACGGGACTACTAAGAAGACTTATACTTGGGGTGAAAGTGGCGGATTATGGCAGGGTAGTTATACGAACAGCCCTGTGACTATGAGTATTTGTCATCAGGATAACCAGTACGAGGAGGAGTTTGTTGATACGAGGTTCGTGATAAGCGATGAGACCACAGCCACGGTAGACGTAACAAATAATAAGGTGGTATTTTGAGAAAAACAATTATTTTTGTAACATTTATTATATTAGTCTTGTTTATAATCTCTTGTAAGCCAAAACCAGAATTGCTGGGGGTAAGCAGCGGGAACGGAAGCCTTAACACAAGCCAAGAAATATCAGAGATTTATTATCCTATGAACATAAGCAACTTAAACCTAAGCTTATTGGATACGAACTTCACGGCTTTCATAACACAGACTTTCACTCAGTATAATACGAGTGCTTACGGTCAGAGCAATACTACTCCTTGTTACAGGCTTACAAATAACGGCACGAGGAACATAACGGTCAGGGTGAGAGCAACTGCGAACAGCACTGCATACGTGCAAAGGTTAATAGTGGGGAATGATAATATTACGGGCAGTCCGAGTTTAACTCTTACAACGAGCTTCCAAGACTTCATGAACCTAACAATCAACGAGACTAAGAATGTGAGTTGTTTCGGAGACTACAATAACGCTGTACTGAACAACACTTTTAACACGAGCATCGTGTGGAACTTAACGGTGATATGAAGATGCCAGCATTCCCTGGAGTCAAGGTGTTAACGTTAGGACCTGTTTTCAAGAACATAGGAGGAACGATTACAAAGGCAAAGTGTATTATTCCGAGTAGCAGGATAACAGGACCGAGTCCTACTATTAGGATGAAAACAGCGAGTGGTAATGATTGGGAGGAAGTAAGTAATGGTGTTGAGCATAGTTTTGCAACGGCAGGCTCCGAGTTATACTTACAAGTTATTGCGAGTGGGACGACGATATCGGCTAAGGGTAGTGCAGGCGAGTTAGTCCCCGCCATTATTGTCAAGGTTTTAGAAGTAACATAAAAAAGGTGATGATTATGACTGTGCAGCTTACTAATGATGGTTTGAAGATAATGCTTGAGAGGGCTTTCATAGCAAGCCCCACGAGAAGCGCTGTTAATAAGTTTTGTATGGGTAAAGACCAGACCACACCGCAGGTAACGGATACTGACCTTGATAGCAAGGTAGAGTTTGATGCTGGGACTGGTGATTATAAAGGTTTTGAGACTGGTTATCCGAGTCTTGACAGTAGTAAGATGGAAGTTACTATTAGGGGGATAGTATCTGATACTCAGTGTAATGGTGAGACTTTGAATGCTGCGGGTGTTGTTAATAATGATGCTACGAAGCTTTTGGCTGCTCTCGGAACTTTTACTGGCATAGAGAAGACGAGTAGTAAGAGGCTTATAATTATTTTCAGAATAAGAGCAAGACAAACAATCGAGGTGTGAAGAATGGTGTGGACAGAAATAAGTAATGGGAATTTGCCTGATGCAGATGAAGTAATGAATAATTTTAGACTTAGCGCAACAGCTCTTATAAATGAAGTTGCTGATAGGAGTGTGAGTTTTGATTTTAGTAGTGACCAAGCAAGCACAAAAACAAATCTTACTTATGATACTGATGAGAACTATTATTATGGGAGTAATGCAAGTGTGGTTCTTGAAATGCCAGGACAGGCGGGTGGGAACTTCGATAAAAAATATAATATGGCTTTCTTAAAATTCCAATATGATATTTACACCATTTATGATGAGTGTGATGATAGTAGTTTTGACACAACAAAATTCACAGGGAGTGCTAATGAGACTGAGACAAGTGATTATTGCCAAGCAAGTGATAATACCGCTAATGTAAATTTGGATGCTGATAATAATAGTAATGGCTGGTCTGGAGATAAAAAATTCATGTTTAAAGCTTACTGGTCTGTTTCTGGTAGTAGTGGTGCGGGTAATTATTATCTTTATTTATTAGGCACAACAAGCGGACAAGTTACTTTGAAAAGTTATACAGGTGTGGGTAATCCGAGTAGCCAAACACACTCTTTTGAAGTATGGGTGGATGATACAAATAAACTCGCAACTGTTTATATAGATGGGGTGTTTTCAAGCGTGGTTGATATAAGCAGTTTATCAGGGAATTATTATTTTAGATTACAGAGTAGTTGGCCGGGTGGTGGAGACACCGTTACTTGTAGGTATTATTATTTTAGAATAAAACAAGGAGATGAAACCACAACAGTGACTGAAAGTTTTAGTGCTGATAACGGAAATAATTATACCATAGCCACGAACAGCATCGCATATATTAATACAAGCGCTCAGCAAAAATATGCGACAAGAATTAAACTTACAAGCACAGTGGCAAGTGATGAAATAATTATTATTAAGAATTGTCATTATATACCTTTAACAGCAGGTGATAACTAATGTTCGGCTTTGAGAAAGAACACAGGATTATAACGAAAAGCAAGATAAGACTTGGTTTAAAGAAAGACCGAAAGGACAAGAGAGACCATGTTTTCTCTGGGCTGACTCTTTCGCCAAGAATTAGCTTGAAAAATTATGCGAGCAACATTAAAAACCAAGGTGGTATGAATAGTTGTACTGCTCACGCCGCCATACTCGTTTTTGAGATGGAAAGAAAAATAAGGCATGGCAAGTATTGGTGGATTGATGGTAGCGAACAGCATAATTATTATCATAGCAGGAAGCTTAACGGGTTGTTCCCGAAAGACAAAGGGAGTTATCTCAGGGATGCTTGCAAAGCCATGCACAAAGTTGGTGTTTGTCCTGAGAAGCTTATGCCTTACATTGATTACATGCCTAATTATAAGCCTGGAATATTCGCTGATAGCTTTGCTAAGTTCTGGCGTATAAAAGAGTATTTAAGATTAAGCGAAATTGAGGATGTTAAGGCGTCATTAGCAGGTTATCATCCTGTTCTGCTCGGAATACCAGTCTGGAAGAACTTTGTTATGCTCAGAGACGAAGATGTTCCTTTACCTGATAATGACAAGTCTGTGGGGGGTCATGCCGTTGCTATCATAGGTTATGATGATAAGAAGAAGGCTTTCCTTATTCAGAATAGTTGGAGGACGGCTTGGGGTAAGTTCGGCAGGGCGTGGCTGCCTTACGAATACTTAGAGTTAGTTCCTTGGTGGGATGCTTGGAGTATAAGAATATGAATAATACACATTATGTATACGTAAAGTTTATATATGCTGAGAAGAATTATTTTGGAGTGATGAAAAAATGGTTGGTCGGATAACAAATGCGGTGATTGCGGAGCGGATAGATAATCTTAAAGATGATGTTAAGATACGCTTTGACCAGGTGGACGAGCATCTTAGGAAGCTTAACAGCCAGACTGAGAAGAACACCAAGTTCAGGATAGGTGCTATTGCGACATTGAAAGTTCTCGGCTTCCTTTTCGGAGGCGGATTATTAGGATTTATCATAAAAATATTGGTTCAATGATATGAAAACCTTTTTTAAAAAATTATTTGTCGGAGCATCAGTTTTTTGCTTGTTATCAGCATATCATGGGAGTCAGGAAATGATTTTTCCCAAATTCAGAGAGGAAAGACAGAGGATAATACGGTTTCAGAGATACCAAGGTGTTTTTAATAATGTTTATAAGACCTTCACTGGCAGGATAGGCATGAATAACTTAGGAATACCTATTGGTGGCTTGTCAGGAGGAACAGCTTTTAATTTCAATGATAAGAAAGACAAGAGTTATTATATCAGTGTTTATCATACCATCATCCCACCAGAATTGAATTTTAAGAAGTTATTGGCTAAGAAGACAATCATTTATGATGTTGAAGACTCCTTATTAGAAGCCAGGGTTGAGGAGGCTTTTAAAGACCCTGATATTAGTATTCTTAGCACGAAGAAAGACAAGTATAAAGCTGTAAAAACAGGTATTATAAAGTATGAGGACTTACTAATAGGGGAGGAAGCTTATGTTGTGGGTTATCCGAGGTCTGGTTTCCGCACGGTCAGGAAGACTAATATTAGCGCGGTTGTTTTTTATGAGAACAAGCATTATGTTGTGTTAGAAGGCGATGGGAGTAATGGTTTGAGCGGGAGCCCTGTTTTTGTTAATAGGAATGGTTTTTTAAAACTCGCAGGGATAGTTCGCTTGAGAAATCCTGGTAAGAAATTAATTTATGCTATTCCTGTTAATGATTTTGAAAATGTGCTTAAAAAATATTTGTAGAATATCACAAAACATTTATAAGCTTATAACAATGGGCTGGGATGAGTTAAAGCATCTTAACACAACACAACAAATACAGTGTGATGAGATTAATCGTTTCAGCAAGAAATTAGGTGAGGTTATTAACAAATTGGAGGAGGTGAATTATGAGCTTAGAAGAAAAGATTAGGAAGGAAGTCTTACTGCCAGACATACATTACCCTTATCATCATAAACCAAGCTTTAATGCTGTTCTTAATTTTCTGACTTGGTTTAAGCCGCACAGAGTTGTCTTATTAGGTGATGCTCTTGAGATGAGAGCGATTAACCATTGGAAGAAAGAAAGGAAGAACATGAAATTTTTTGAAGGAAAAAGACTATTAAAAGATTATAAAAATTTTATAAGGGATATTCTGAGACCAATCGAGAAAGCCATACCAGAGGGTTGCGAAAAGGTTTATATGGGTGGTAATCATGAAGAATGGGCTTATCTGCTTATAACTAAGAACCCGCAGTTGGAAGGCTTAATAGAACCAGAGAAAGCAATGAATTTAAAAAGAAGGAAGTGGAAATGGATACCTTACAAGCACAAGGACGAGCAAGGAAATGTTTATAGAGGCAAATTAAAAACAGGCAAGCTGACAGTGTTTCACGGAGCATACCTGAACAAGTACCATGCTGCGAGAACAAGCGATGTTTTCAGCAAAAGCGTAGCTTATGCGCATTGTTTTGATGAAGAAACTGAGTTATTGACAAAGAGAGGTTTTTTGAAGGTGGATGATATAAAGGAAGGGGATGTTTGTTTAACACTTAATAAAGATACTGGTTTGTTAGAATGGGATGAAGTCAAAAAGAAGTTTGTTTTTGAACACAATGGAAGAATGATTGAATTTAAATCACCATTGATAAATTTGTTAGTGGATGAAAATCATGGAATGGTTTGGAGAAATTGTTCAAATGGAAAACGTAAATATGGGAAAGCTAAAGAATTGATTGGTAAGAAAGGGGCTATAATTTTTGATGTTGCGGGATTGAAAGTTCAAAAGAAAGATTATCCTATCTCTAATGATTTATTAAAATTATTGGCTTGGATTATCAGTGAAGGAAGTATTAGATATATAAATAACACCCCTTATGTTGATATTGTTCAAAGTGAAGAGAAAAGAATAGTTGAAATAAAAGAACTCCTTGATAATCTTGGTTTCACTTATTTACTTAAAAAAAAGATAAAGAGCAAAATATCTGTTTTGCAACCATACAGGTTTAGAATACATGTTAAAGGCAGTAAAATAATAACTTCTTTCCTTCCAGATAAAAACACAGTCCCTGGCTGGTTATGGAATCTTTCAAACAGGCAGTTCTTAATGTTTTTTGAAGAATATATTAAAGGGGATGGAACAACCTATTCTGGAAAATATGTTAATCAAAAAATTCTTTACAGTAACAACAAAGAGTGGATTGATTTCTTTCAAGCAATGTTATTCATGAATGGTTATAAAAGCACACCTTATTGGAGAAAAGGAAGTCTTGGTAAGAAACTTTGTTGTCAACTAAACTGTCAAAATAAAAAAATTCATGAACTTAAATCAAAAAATAATCTGAGAATGATTTTTTATAAAGGAATAAAATGGTGTGTGAACACAAATAACGGAACGCTCGTTATTAGGAGAAATGGTTTGATGACAATAACCCAAAACTCGCATGACGTGCAGCTTTACACTAAGGTTCATGAGGAAGACCCAGAGGATTATCATACAGCTCAGAGTATTGGTTGTTTATGTAATCGGGCACCAGAGTATAAGAGTGGCCGGCCTAATCGTTGGGTTCATGGTTTCGGAGTGGTGTATGTTAGGGAGAACGGGTTTTATAATCTTTATGTGCCTATCATTATTAACGGTAGTTTTGTCTTTGCAGGTAAACTTTTCAAGGGTGATGAGTAATGGTCTGTGATGAGTGTCGTGACAAGAAGACTATTCTTGAAGAACTTTTTTTGGAGGAGTTGCTTGATGAGTAGGATAAGAATAATCAGTAATCCTGAGAATAAGCCTTTAGACGTGCTTGTAAAGGAAGAGTTAAGCAAGCCCAGGGTTACTTGGAAAGACCTTAAAATCAAGCGTAGGAAAGAGATTGATAAGCACATGGTTTTATACCTTGATTATTTGTTGCTCAGAATCGTTGATGCTTACTTTGTTGATGTGAGGGATGAGATTAATGCTTTCATCCAGCACATAGAATATTTTGAGAGACATAATTATTATGTTAATGGCTGGCTTAAGAAATATAACGTGGTGATGGAACGCAGGAGACAGGTTAAAGGATTATATTTATGATGGAGGTAAAAGGATGGAAGCGGAAACAATGCAATTAATATATCTTGGCGTAATAGCCTTGGCAGTGATGACAAGAAACATTATCGGCTGGCTTAAAAGCAACCAGAAATTTGACTGGAGACAATTCGTGGTGAGCAGCCTGCCTGCCTTGGTAGTGGGTGGGACAGCAGCTTTTGATGTTGAGCCAGTCTGGAGCTTGAAAACAGCGTTCGCTTTGTTCTTAGCAGCAGGCGGATTCGCCGAGTTCCAGAGCTTAGCAATGCCAAGCAAGAAGCTCGGAAGAGCTCTCTTCGCCAAGAAATAAGAAAATTTTTTTTTTACAGCCACCACAAACCCCCCCTCATGTTCTTGTGGTGGCTTCTTTTTCTAATAGGAGAGCTTTATAAAGAGTGAAAAAACGAGTTAATATACGAAAAAGTATATTAAAAAAGAAAAATATTTAAATACCAACCCACTATGAATATGTTATTAAGCGCCCAGGAGGTGGGAAGCATGAAAAGAAGAAACGGAATCGAACTGCAAAGATTTTTTACACATACACAGAGACAGTTATTCGCTCAAGGCATAATACCTGAGAAAGTAGAGGTGAAAAGATGAACTTAATAATATCAAAAAACGCATTCACCGACTACAAGAATCGTATTGAGATTAAACCCAGTAATGATAGTAGATATATAGTTAATGGATATGTAGTAGCTCATATACATTCAGATGGTAATATACATGTTTGTTTAAAATACTTACAGGAAGAAATAAAGAGCTTAAAAGTAAAGAGGGTTGAAAATGAGATTAAGGAATTATAAATGTGTGAAATGTCAGGACTTCCATATCTTAGGAACAAGAATATATGATGAGCATCTGAGGTTTCAGAGCAAGGAAGGTATAAGTGAGTTGTGGTAAGAAGGAGGATTTGAAATGAAACAGCGTGTTGAATATTATCTTGTTGCAAAAACAATAGGAAAAAATAAAAAAGAAGTGTGGAGCAAAAAACTTCATAAATTAGAGATTAGATTGCCAGAGGTTGAGTATATGATGCCTAAATATCTAAATGCTTCTAATCTCAAAAAAGATGTAAGTGTGATATTTATAGCAACAATAAAGGACAAAAGATTTGTATCTGTGGTTTTTCCAGAAGAAGGAGAACCTTATGTGGATTTTATACCACCAAAAAAAGAGGTTAAAAAATGAGCGAGAAGGAAAGCACTGAGGATTTAATCAGGCAGTATGATGAGGATGTTGCTGAGATGGACGCTGACTGGAACAGGATGGAAGAAAAATTTGATAAGGAAAGACACAGGATATATCCTCCTGAACAAGAAATATTTGATAGGGAAAGCAAGAAAGGAATATGAGGTGAGAATAATGAATAAGGAAAACACGCCTGCGGGCTTAACCCATAACCCAGAAGACCCTGATGCCTTGTATAAATACTTGGTAGAAAATGTTTTCATACCCAGAGACGCCCGTAAACGCACATAAAAGCCCTGTATAAGCCATTTTTTCAGTTTACCAAGGGTTAAAAAAGGGTTTTAAGAGAAAAGCTTAAAAACAAGGATTAAACATGGCTGTTGTAATAAAGAACCCGCACACAAAAGAACGTCACGAATTACTAAGGAAACACGAAGCTAAACAGATAAACGACTCGGAATTTGAGAAGCTATATGCTGAGCTCGTAGCAAGAGAGAAAGATTTCTTAGACCAGAAACTGTTAGAGCTGAACGAGAAGATAATGGAAGCGGGTGTGTGGACAGAGGAAATCAAGGAGAACGAGGCGGAGTTTTCTCCGAGGAAACTGTTAAGAGAAGTGAGAAGATTGTACAGGCTTAGCGTGGCTTATATGAGGCAGACAAGGAGCTTAAAGAAGGAGCTCAGAGAATTCATAAAGAATAGAAAATGAGGAAGATAGAGAAGAGGGTTTATCAGGAAGTGCTGAGCCAGTATAACCGGCTTACTCCGACTAAGTTCAGGGCTTGGCTTGAGGACATGGCAGAAGAAGGAGAAAAATTTAAGGGGTGAAAATAATGTCGGAATTTGGGAAAGGACTGGTTATCTGTCTTGTAAAGTTTGCAGAACACTTTGAAAGAGATGGACCAACAGGAGTTCGTAGATTAATACAAGGATACTGGACGGATTTCCACAAAGACTGTTGTAACAAAGTTTATGATGGGGATGAAGAAAAGTATATCTCCCACCAAATAGAGTTGTGGGCAAATGGAGCATCAGACCATTTATATGAAATAAGAGTGCCAGAAGGCAAGGAGTGGAATACAATCAGAAAAAAAGTTAAGAAACTACAACAGAGGGGTTTGGAAATGGGATATGGGTTTACAAGTAAGAAATGGACTAAAGAAGATTTTTTAGAACTAATACGGTTGACAAGAGAAATTGCATTAATGATTGATAGAAAGATAGGTCTGAAACCAGATATTGGAAAATGGTAGAAGAAGGAGAGTGGTGGTGATAATGAACAAAGAGATAATAATCCAATTAAAAAGGATGGTTGATGCATTAGAAGAAATTAGTGAGAAAGGAATATATGTTTATATAAGAAGTGGAAATAAGAAATGGTTGATGAAAGATATAAGGACATAATCAGCAGAGACCTCATAACCTGTCCTATTTGCAATAAGAAGATGTGGGTGTACGTTTTCAAAGACGGAAGTTATAGGACAATACACAAGCATAATGAAGAAGAATACATCCCACCAAATTATATTCCTGAAAATATTGCTCAAGAGGAAAACTTGGAATGAAGTATAATCCCAGAGAAAACCTTTAATTAAATTTTAATTTAATTTTAATAAAAAAAGGATAAGCACCTATAACTCACGGCGAGAAGATGCTTATTTGGCAAGAAAAAAGGTTTAGTTAGAGGTAAGAAAATTAAAAAATAGTTAAGAATAGTTATATATAAGGAAAAATAAGACGAGGTTTTGGCTTCGTTGATAGAATTAAAAAAAAATTAAATTAAAAATGAGGAAGAAACCTGCGAGCACAGGGAAAATAATTAAGACCATAAATTTTGACAAGATAGTCCTTGACAAGCTTGAGGACAAAGCCAGGAAAGAAGGCACAACAGTAAGCAACCTCGTAAACTTTGTATGCAGGAAGATGATATTAAGAGATATAAATTATTATAAGGAAATGGCAAAACACCATTACCTTGAATTCCAGAAATACAAGTACTTAAAAGACCAAGCAGAAGAAAATGGATGACTACGAAATAAGAAGATTATTTATTAATAAAAGTATGGGGGAAATAACAAGGGAAGATATAAGAGAGATAAGTGATACTTACCAAAGACAAGTAATAAAAGAGATGAGGGTTCAATGGTTGCACCAAAAAAGAATGGAAACAAAGAAAGAACACAATAAAAATGTTAAGATGATTCGTGAAGCAAAATATGTTATGAATGGTTTATGTAGGCTTTATGGTAAACAAAAGATTTTTAAGTGGGGACTAAAGCATTATGACCAGAACCAAGAATATCTGAAGAAACGGAGGAGAAAAAAATGATGGACGCAAAAGAAAAACTTATTAAAGAACTTGAAGAAGACAAAGAAACACTTATAGGGGAAGTGAAAAGATTAAAGAAACCAAAATTCACAGAGTTGAAAGACAAGGACTTAGAAGACACATATATTGGCTGGCTTAGGCAGGACTTGTGGGATAGCACTGAGAAGTTAAGAGCTTTGCTGGCTGAAAGGACGGCTATTAGCACTAAGATTAAGACTGTTAAGATGCAGATAAGCAGGATTGAGAATAGTACGGCTTCAAATATTAGTGCTGAGGTGGATGATGAGGGGAAAAAAAGGTTTCCTAATGAGACGAGTAGGAAAGCCGAGCTTGATAAGAGGCTTCTTAGGAATGAGGCGTATGTGAAGCTCACAGCGGAGCTTAATGATTTGTCGCATAAGCTGGCTGAGAACACGGATAATGTTGATGTTTTGAAGTTTGATGTTAGGAATAAGAGGCATATCTTGGATAGTATGCCGAGAGAAGTGAGAACAAAATAAGAGGAGAATAAATAAGGGTGATATTATGAAGAAAAAGGTTTTTAAAAGGCAGAGGCGATGGGTTTTTATGGAGGAGGATTATTTTGTTTTGAACTGCCCAGCTTGTTGGAAAAGAGGGATGCTGTCAAGAAACCTTTTTTACACATACATGACTAAGAGTAAGGGTGTGAAATACTTGTACTTGGTGTGTAAGAATTGTCAAGCTACTTTCAAGGCGAGTATTAAGGACTTCCAGACAGGATTCCGAGAAGTTAGTATTTGGGATGCTAAAGAACCTATTAGTTCAGAGAAGAAAAAAGAAAAATGCACGCACCCTTATATTATGATAGGCAAAGAGAAAGACGTTTGTCCTATTTGTGGGAAAGAAATAAAGCCGAGAAGTAAAAGAGCGAAGGTCATGTCAAAACTTTTTAAGAGTAAACAGGTAAAGAAGTAGGCAGGGGAGATTACTCATTCCTGGTTCTCATTAGGACCATCTCCTGGGAAATAAGAGGGTTCCCTTGCTTGCTTTACAAAAAAAAAAATGATTAGGAGTTAAGATTTATGAACGCAAAAACACATATAGCAATAGCGAAGAGGGCTCACGAGTTATTGCCAGAGGTTGTGAGAGACTTCCTTAATGTCACAGAGGATGAGATTAGTTTCTGGAGTGTTTTCCCTGACAAGCTTGACAAGGATAATATTGATTATGGTTATTGGATGCACAGCAGGAAAATGACCAAGACTAAGAAGAAAGGTTTTGTATGGAAAGCTGGGAGTTTAAGCGGGGTGTTCTTGGCTCTCAGATGGAATTTCAGGACTTTCTATAGGACAGCAAGGTTCTCTGAAGCTAAGGAGTGCTTGTTAAAGCTTTTCCATTACTGCACGGATGCCTGCACGTTACCTCATGTTGTGAGTAAGGAAGCGGATTTTTTGCATAAGCCTTTTGAGAAGGATATGAGTAAGAATGTTTTCATGCTGGTAAGAGAGATTAGGGTAAGCCCTCAGCCGATACCTTATAAGCATAGCATATATGATAGTGCTACTGAGCTCATGCAAAGTGTTTATAATGAGCAAAAAGAAGAACTCATAGACTTATATGAAAAAGGCGGTAATATTAATCAAAAGAAGGAATTAAAGATAAGTATTCTTAGGAGGTGTATTCAGGCTTGTGTTGATTACATAACTCATGTTTATCTTGAGATAAGCAAGGAAGACGATTATTTAGAAGAAACAAAATAAAAGGAGGTATGAGAACAATGGAGAAAGAAGAAGCAACGAAAGAGATAAAAGTTGAGGCTAAGAGCCTCAAGACAGGCGGGATAAAAGACGACCAAGAACAATGGTGGAATTTTAAGAGGAACACAGCCATGACGAAAGACCAGGAAGAAACTTTGAGAAAAATTAACAAGGGCGACATTGTTAAACTAACAGTCTGCGATGTTATGAACAGGGAATACAATGACTTGAGAATAATGCAACAAACAGAGATTAGTAGAAGCTTTGATGACTATGTTAAATTTACTGATTTACTGCAGAAAGCCCATGAGAAGTTCGGGAAGTGCTTTAGCATAAGGACAAGGATGTTAGAAATAAGTACTGTGGATATGCCTATTTTTGAAGCCAGAGTGGAAATCTGGGAGGAAAACTTGGTGGATGGGAAATTTGTTAGGATATATGTAAGGCATTTCACGGCGCACGGGGATGCGAACAAGGAGAATGTGACGGATATGACTAAGAAGCATTTGGTGAGGATGGCTGAGACAAGAAGTATTGCAAGAGCTTTGAGGTTCGCTCTGGGCGAAGGAAAAACAGCGATGGAAGAAATAGACGGGCTTCCATTAACAGAAGAAAAAATAGGTGAATAAGAATGGTGAATGTAATACACAAAGTAGATGAGAAGGCTCCTGTGATTATTCACAGGTTCTGCACAGATTACTGGGAAGTAAGCATACCTGAGACTAAGAGTGATGACTTGAAGAAGAAGTTGGAAAAGCTTGTTGACAACAGGAAGGACTGGGCTACTCCATTGTACGAGTTTTTTATTGCGAGGATGACTTATGTCAAGGAGAAGGACAGGCCGACAGGGAAGGTTGTTAAGGCTTTGCAGGAGTTTGAGGAGACTGTTCTTGCTATTATTCAGAAGTGGAAGGAGAAAGTGAGGTTCAGGGAGGAGAGCAAGCAGAAGGATTTGTCGGAAGCTCTTGGCAAGGTTAAGCCTAAGAAGAAGTAAGAAAACTCTTTTTTTTATTATTCTTTTTCAAAATGAGGGTGAGAAGATTAACGGAAAGGGA